CTCGATAGTCTTTGCATTGATATTTGTGTAATGCTTTCTCAATCCATTGACCTCAAGGATTACATTCTTCCAAGTCTGACAGCCCACTTTGTCCTTGTGTATCTCGCTTGCTTCGACAATGTATTCTGTTGGAACTCCTGCTTCAACCAGTTGCTTGACGAAATCCTCGACAGGCATACTATGTTGCTTGCAATCGACTCCTCTTTCTTGACATCTGTACTTCATTTTGTTTCCTTTGGGCAATCTTCATATGGGAAATACTCTTGCTCTTCACAAGTACAGAATTGAAACTTCTCAACCTGTGTCTTATGCGTTAGGTCTGCTATGTCTTCCCAACTCATTACTTCTTCCATTTTGTCTCCTTGTCTCTGTGTCTTAAGTCTTAAGACATAGTTTCTATTGTACCTGCCATTACTGCAACTAATAACATAACAAAAGTTGCAAAGGTTGTAAAGACCTTTTCGCCTCTTTTTGTTAATGTCATACCTGCAATAATCATCTTCTCTTCTTCGGGTTGTGTAGCGAATGAGAAACCTTGCGCTCCCTCTTCGCATATACATAAGTGCCAATCTGAATAGCACTCGTAGCAATACTTATGTCTTAAGTCGTTAGTCATTTGTTGTCTCCTTTGTTGTTAGTTTATAAAACTCTGTTTCTAAAAATATCCTTGCTTGCTTTCTATTCCTAAAAACTTCATAGACTAATAAGGTGTCTAATTTTTTAATTGTTACAACCCACCTTTTGTAAGTAAATCTTTCATCAACACCTTCTGTTGTGAATTTAAGTTCTCCAAGATATTCCTCTTTTTCAAGAGTTATTCTTGAGTCCCAATAGTATGTTGTTTTACAAGTGATACAAGGGTGTGAACACTTGTCTTTGTGTCTTAAGTCTTGATTCATTTGTCGTCTCCTTCTAAATCTAAAATCTTCATCAACTTATCTAAAGATTCTCGATTGTAATGGATTGTCAGTTCTCCACTTTTGTAATCACTAATCCAAACACCTGATTGAACTAATAGTGATTTTAATTTGAAGAGTTTGGGCTTAGTTACTGTGTCGTAAAACTTCTGATTCTCTACCCTTTGTACTGCCCATTTAGCGTCTTGTGCTTTTATAATCTCTCTATTTTCTAAGTATCTCAGTAGTTCTTCTTCAAACTTCCCAATTACTTTTGATAAAGAAATCTCTTTGACACTATCGTTGAAAGTGTTACGCATTTTGGCAAACTTCGCCCCTTTATAGTTACTCCTAAACTCTAAAAGAGTCCAAGAATATCTTTCTCTAAGTTGTGTTTCATCATAGTAGGTAGACATATCGCGACCATAACTAGCGTTCACCATATATGTACTACCTACTTGCATATCCTTTGATTTCATTTCGTCTCCTTTGTAGTTGTTGTCTTGCTTGTTACCAAACCTATGTCCTCGTGTCCTCTTTTGTCAAGGACATTTAGATAACGATTTGGTAACAATTTACTTCTGTCTTAAGTCCTAACCTTTTCTGATTAGGCGTGCTACCATTAACATCAAAACTGCTGATGTTGTAAAACTAACTGCTAGCAAAATTCCTAGTACGTCTGTTCCCATTTTATATCCTCGTCCTCTTTGTTAGTTTGTGTTGGCTCTGGCTTTTTAGTTCCAGAAGAAAGGGCTTACGTCTTAAGACTTAAACCCTAACTTCCGTATCTATTCGATACCTTGCCATCTGTTGTAGCGCCATTCAAATTCTTCACGAATGAAGCGAGTGACCTCTGAACTTGAAAGGCTTAGATGGTCATACTTTTCTTCTGCCATATCAATTGCGTCTGTAATCATATTTGCAACTGCTCGTGAATCGCTTTCTCTTGCCATTGTGTGTCTCCTATATCCTTTCGCTAAATTTTAGCGTCAGGGTGGGCGACTTAAGTCTTAAGACCTAAGTCACCCCCTCCGAATCTAAATCTTGCTCAAATCTAAATACTTTATACAGATATTAATTGCGTCATCTGCGTCTTGGCAAGAATTTACCTCTTTGGTAAATTCGTCCGAACTCTTTCCTGCTCTTCTGTATTGCTTGTACACTTCAGCCATTAAATAGCGTGGGTCATCTGTGAACATTTTTGTCTCCTCTCCTTTGGCTAACCTTTAGCCTCAGGGTCAAGAGGTCACGTCTTAAGACATAACCTCCTGCCTCCGATTCTACCAGTTTAGTAATTCCTTTACTTTGTACTGTTTGTTTCTTGAGTCAAGAACTGCTGTAGTAAATAATCCTGAGTCAAATCTAGGATTCTCTTCTACTGCGTAACTCATAAAGGCTCTGATTATTTCCCAAGCGCCCTCAGTTTGCACATCTTTATTGAAATCATATTTGGCTAATTCGATTCCAAATAGTCGTGAAATTTCGTTGTAGTCTTTTCTTGTCATTTTGTCTCCTTTGCTTTCCTAGGCTTAGCCCTAGGGTGAGGCTCTTAAGTCTTAAGACCTAAGAACCTCCCTCTAGTTCTATGTGTCCCCTTGTCTGTTAGTTCTAACCTATATCCTCGGTCTTTTATGTGTCAAGGATAAAGAGGTCAAATTTGATAACGATTTGATAACGATTTCCTCGCCTCCTTTCCCCTCTAAAAGTTTGTGTTGATAAAAAAGGTTTGTGTCCGTAAAGTTTGTGGCGAAAGTTATCCACAAGTTATCCACAGGCTGTGTATAACCTGTGTATATCTTGTGCATAACTTATCCACAACTTATCCCCAAGTTATCCACACCTGTGCATATCCTGTGGATAACTATTAGTAAGTCTTAAGACATAAAGAAACCCCTTAAGTCCTAAGACCTAAGGGGTTTCTATTTCAATCTATTCTGCTAGAAATTGACTATCGCAACTCTGGCAGATTGGAGAACAACAATCTAGAACCTTTTGTGATAGTCGAATAATTTCTCCACATTCACAAATTGCCTTTATTCCGTTTTTGTTTCTTGGTGCTGGTTTGGATGTCTTTTCAATTTGCAAGGCTGTCACATCTAAAGCCTTAGCAATCTTAGTAATTTCTTTTTTCCATTTTTGTAATCCAATTTCTGGCATTGATGTTTCAGATAACCCGATACTTTTCTTGCTACTTTTTTCTATTTTAAGAAAGAATATATCTTGGGCTGTTTTTTGAAATTTGCCATTATGGTATCCGTCACCTGTTACATCTTTGATACCATTTTTGAAATTATAGGCGTGGGCTAGTTCGTGCAATAGTGTGCCCATTGTGGATTCAGCGCCACGAGTTAAGGATTCAGCAGATAGAAAAATTTCATTTGCCAAAACCTCGCCTTTTTTCCAAGGTGTGAAATGTGTAAAGTGTCCGTGAATTTTTCCCTTTTCTTCACGAGCCAATGAAACTACAATTTCAGGGAATTCTATTCCAATTTCTTGGATAACGGAATTCTTTACATCTTCAAGGACGGAAAGTAATCCTGAAAGTTCTTGTGTCTTTTCTTTTGTCTTCATTTTTTGTCTCCTTTTTGAGGGTGTGTCCCTCTTCTTAAGAAAGAACATATCCTTATGTCTTAAGACCTGTCAAGGGTTAAAGGTGAACAACAGGTGAACAACAGGTGAACAAATTAAATAGGACAAATCGGACATTCTAGGGGGTCGAGGGGAACTATGGGGAATCGGACAAATCGGGCAGAGGTTCATCTACATCTAAACCCTAAACCTAAGGTCGAGGGTTTGCGTGAGGTCTGGGAATCTGCCAACATCTATTGACAAATGAATCTATTAATGGTACACGATTACTAGGGGGCGACTATAAATAAATATAGGTGGGGATAGTACTCTCTCCAATAAATTCTAATAACCTAATCAACCAAATACCAACACAAATTAACCCTTTACAATCCATACTAGACCTTAAAAACACTACCCCCCTATGTTAATCTACAGCATATCTATATACGCTTGTACCCCATCTAGAATTTTTCTGGGTTATTACAAATGCTCTGACCTGCAGTTATATACTTCCTAAAAAATACTTTGTAAAATACTGTTACCAAACTACTCGGTAACACCTTATATATAGTAGAGGACAAAATAATATTATATTACTGTTGCCGATGGGTAAAGGCAACAGGGTAGTGTATACGCAAGTTGTCTTTGGCGACAACTTGCTATTGTATAGTATTATATAATATATAATACTATCCCTAAAGCAAAAGGACGAATTCCAATGGCAGCAAAAGCAGGATTGTCGCACCATCTAAAGGCTGAGTCTGGCAAAAAGAAAGAGGACTACCTTAAGGGTATTGCCTCTGGGATGACCAATGACGCCGCCTCAAAGTTGGCTGGCATCAAACCTGATACGGTCAAGTATTGGATTAAGTCTGATAAGCACTTCCGCGAGCAAATGGATAATGCCCGAACTGATAGAGATAATGTCCGCGCCAAGAGCAAGGACGCAGACAAGAACAGCATAGACTTTAAGACCTTCTCTGAGGAATACCTAGAGATGAAGGTTTTCCCCCACCAGGACAATTTTATATCCCTTCTTGAAAAAGGTGAACCTGAGTGGATTCATTCAGCAATGACTTATGAGCCTGCTACAAAAAATCGCGTTTTAATAAACATACCTCCTGAGCACGCTAAGTCTACTACCATCACGGTTAACTACTCAACCTTTCGTGTGGCTCTAAACCCTAACGTTCGTATCATTATTGTTTCTAAGACTTTGGCTAAAGCACGAGAATTTGTGTATGCCATTAAGCAACGCCTCAGCCATCCACGCTGGCAGAAGATGCAGCAAATGTATGGACCTGAGGGCGGTTGGAAAGAAGACTCAGAGACCTGGCGAACTGACACAGTTTACCTAGGTACTGAGACTAGAGACTCTGGCGAAAAAGACCCGACCTTACAAGCCCTTGGTATGGGCGGACAAATTTACGGCGCACGCGCCGACTTGATTATCCTTGATGACGTTATAACTGGTGCCAACTCCCACGAGTGGGAAAAACAAATTAACTGGCTGCAAAAAGAAGTTATAACTCGTCTTGGTAAAAATGGTAAACTTTTAGTTGTAGGGACACGAATAGGTTCTATTGACCTATACAGAGAACTTCGGAACCCCGAACACTGGTCTGGAAATAAAACTCCATTCACATATCTGGCTATGCCAGCAGTATTAGAGTTCAACGAAGACCCAGAGAAGTGGGTAACGCTATGGGCGAGGTCAGACAGACCTTGGGATGGCGATGAGGACACGACACCTGACGTAGATGGATTTTTCCCTAAATGGGATGGTCCTACGTTATTCCAGAGACGCTCCGAAGTTACCCCTTCTACTTGGGCTATGGTTTATCAGCAGCAAGATGTTGAAGACGATTCTATCTTCCCACCAATATGTGTGCAAAGTTCTCTTCAAGGTATGCGTAAAACTGGCATACTGCATTACGGAGCACCAGGTCATCCTCAAGACCCTGGCAACTATCGCATAGTTATGGGTATTGACCCTGCTATGTCTGGAGCAACTGCAGCAGTAATTGTGGCTGTAAATGTTGATAACAAGAAAAGATACGTTCTTGATGTTTGCAATATGACAGACCCAACCCCAGAAAAAATTAAAAACTTAATCCAAGAGTGGGCTGTTAAATATCAGCCTAACGTGGTAGTAGCGGAGAAAAATGCCTTCCAACTCTTCCTCACCAAAGACGAGGGAATACGTGACTTTCTATCTTCGCGCGGAATCGTATTCCGTGAGCATTTCACTGGCAACAACAAGTGGGACGTTGATTTCGGTGTTGCGTCTTTGGCTCCACTCTTTGGAACGACTACGAATGAAAAATTTGTAAAGAACTCAAATATGATTGAACTACCTTCAACTGACAAGTCTGAAGGAGTCAAGGCTTTAGTAACCCAGTTAATAACCTGGAAACCTGATGCACGTAAACGTCAACCTACTGATTGCGTTATGGCTTTATGGTTTACAGAGATTGTTATTCGTGAGTGGCTAGAACGAGGAAACCATCTTACCCAGTTTACTAATAGTAGATGGCACTCCAGAAAACAACTTAACTCAAGATATGTAATAGATTTAGATGAGGCATTTGCCGAACAACAAGCAGAAGTATTCTATCAATAAGGAAATTAGTGGCTCTTAATATAACACAGATAGCAACCAAGGTTGAAGCACTCAAACGCCGTAACTCCGCGCGTGATGCTCGTATGGGTGACGTTCTAGAAGTACGTAGGGGCAACCTTGTAAACGTGTTTCCTGAAATGTTCCCAGAGGGTGCAAGTAGAGCAATGATTGCAAACTTTGTAGACGTAGCAGCAAGAGACGTTTCTGAAGTTCTAGCACCACTACCTTCATGTAATTGTACAACAACTAATACTAATTCTGACCGTGCTAAAAAATCAGCAGACATTAGAACCCTTGTTGTTAATAACTATGTTCAACACTCACGCTTACAAACCCAAATGTACACTGGCGCTGATTGGTACGGAACTTACGGTTTCTTACCTATTGTCATTGAAGCAGACTTTGAAAGCAACATCCCGCGTATACGTGTAGAAAATCCACTTGGTTCTTATCCTGAATTTGATAGATACGGTAGAGTTGCTTCATTTACTAAACGCTACGTTAAAACCATTGCTGAACTTATTACAGAATTTCCAGAATTTGAAAGAGAAATCCTTAACGGATACAGAATGGATGAAGTTGACCTTTATTCTGAAATAGAAATGATTCGTTATGAAGACAAAGACACCATTCTTTTATACTTACCCAACAGAGGTAATTTAGTTTTAACCAGTACTGACAACCCAATGGGTGAAGTAATGGTTCGCGTTGCTATGCGCCCAGGAATTGACAATGAACCACGCGGTCAATTTGATGATGTTCTTTGGGTTCAAATAGCACGCGCAAGATTTGCACAGTTAGCAATGGACGCAGCAGAGAAATCTATTAACGCTCCATTAGCAGTTCCAAATGACGTACAAGAATTTGCCTTTGGTCCAGACGCTGTGTTAAGAACTGCTCAACCGCAGAACATTCGCCGTGTAGGCTTAGAGGTTCCACCTGCTGCGTTTACTGAAGCAGCACTATTGCAACAAGAAATGCGCCTTGGCGCACGTTATCCTGAAGGACGTTCTGGTGTTATTAATGCCAGCGTTGTAACAGGACAAGGTGTACAAGCCCTATTAGGCGCATTTGATACCCAGGTTAAAACTGGTCAACAAATTTTGTCAGATGTATTTGAAGACGTAATTGCATTATGTCTTAAGATGGATGAAAAGTTATTCCCTGATGAAAAGAAAATTGCAGCCTCTTCTGGTGGTGCAAGATTTGAATTAAGTTATGAACCACGTAGAGATATTCGTGGAGATTATTCAGTTCAGGTTCGTTATGGTTTAATGTCAGGACTTGACCCAAGTCGTGCATTAATCTTCTCACTACAAGCATTAGGTGCAGATTTAGTATCAAGAGATTTCGTAATGCGCGAACTACCTTGGTCAATGAACGTAGGCGGAGAACAACAGTCAATTGACGTTCAACGTATGCGTGATAACTTAAACGCATCAGTTGCCTCACTAGCACAAGCAATTCCACAATTCGCAGCACAGGGACAAGACCCAAGTCAACTTGTTAATAGCATTGCTGAAGTAATCAAAGAAAGACAAAAAGGTACAAACATCGAAGATGCTGTACAAAAAGTCTTTGCTCCAGACCCACAAGTCCCCCTGCTGAGATGACCGCTCCTGCCGAGCAACCTGTCCCTGCTGCTCCAGTTGAAGCGCCTCCAGGGGGTCCTTCTCCAACAGCACCAGAGCAAGCGTTACAAATGCAAGGACAACCAGATATTCAAGCACTACTAGGACAATTATAAATTTAAGGAATTTAAATGGCTAACGAAGTAGTTTCAGGCGTAGGTAGAAACGCCAAACGTACCGACAAAAATCTTTCTAGCCGTACAACTCAGCCAATGCGTGAAATGAATTCAACAAAATATGGCGAAGGTAAACAATTAATGGACCAGCAAAGAGTAAGTCCTATGGCTGGAACAGTTAAGACTCCTAATCTTCAAACAGGAAACGCTGCAAGCGCTGCCCCTAAGTCTGCAGTTGTTCCATTAACTGCTGAGACACAATTTCCTGACCAACCTGCTGAAGTAGGTTTACCATTTGGTGAAGGACCAGGACCAGAAATTTTTGGCAATCTTAATCCAGAACCAGAGACATTAACAGGTATCTTAGGACGTATGATTAATGCTGATTCTTCAGGAGAAGTCAAAGCAATTTACGAAAACGCTTTATTACAAGGACAGTAAATGGCTGATAATAAAGAGATACAAAATTATTCAGCAGAACTATACAAAACTGTAACTAAGTTTAATCCTACTCCTGCTCAAAATGCTGAACTTAATGGTTGGGCTGGTATACAAAATGTCAGTCAACGTTTATCTGGTATTAACGATGTTGCTGAAGCAAACAAAGAATACAATAAACTTGACAAGGGCATCCAAGATATTATTGCTCAACAGAATCCTGATGCTTTGTTCATTCAAAAAGATAAGAAGACTAAACTTACTAAAGTTTTTGACGGTTTAAGAAGTTACGCTAATGCTGTAACTGGTCTATATCGTGTTACTAAATTTGCAAATCAAGAAAACATTTCATTCTCTAAAGCCTGGGATTTAGCAGGCGCTAACGGAGAAGCAGTTTTTGATAGAGACCGTGTACAAAAAGTTGATACTTTTTATTCTAAAGGTGTTGCTAAAGTTGCCAAGATGGCATCTATGGGTAAAACCGCTGGACAAATTTTAGCAAATCTTAATCTTGCAAATCCTGAAGAGTTACAAGCATATGAAGATTACCTTGATGTTCAAAATAATAAAATAATGCAAGAAGCATTAGGCGATTACAACCTTGCTAAGATTTCTTTTGGTCGAGACCTTGCTTATGATGTTTTTAAATTAAGAGTTAAACCAGGAGAATACGGAACTGCTAAACGTAAAGCATTTGGTATTGTTTCTGCTACTGGTGATTTAGCAACTAATATTGTATTTGACCCATTATCATACATTCCTTATATTGGGGCAGCATCTAAACTTGGTTCAATCGGTGTATTAAAAGCAATTAAAGCAGCCGAAGGTGCAGGCGCTGTAAATAGCGCTGCTTACAAAGCAACACTTAGTGCAAAAATTGGCGATGCTTTTGATAATCCAATTTATGGAAAAGCAGTAACTAGATTTTACGATAATGCTGGTGCTCAAATTGAACGTTACGCTAAAGGCACTGACCCAGAAAAAGCCCAAGCATTTAGTATTCTTAATAGACAATTTGGTAAAGATATTAGTCCACAACTTCTTCAGAAATTAGTTAAAGCCGAAGTATTTAATGCATCTGTTGCTAAAAAATTCTTGCAAGATGCTCAAAATTTTGATAACCTTATTAACGGTACAAGAATATACGGTAAGCCTGTTCTTCCAACCTACAGTATATATCGTGGATTTAAAAATGAAATTAAAGATGCTCTACTTAGAAAAACTGGAATCAGTACAACCAAGGTTGGCGTTACTGCTGCTGGTATAACTGCTGAAACATTACTTAAAACTATTGCTAAAACAGATTTTCTTAAAGATGATGCAGCCAGAAATGAATTAATGACTGCAATTAAAGAATCTGCAGGTAAAGCAAGTAAGTTTACTCGTACTTTTGAAATAGCACCAACAACAAGAAACATTAAATACGGCAGAGTAACCCTTAAAGATGGTACTGTAATAGATGAAGGTTTAGAATCTCTTAAAGATGTTGTAAGTTTAGGTCGTATTGCTAATCTTTCTCGTCCAGATGCTGATGAATTAGGTAGACTCTGGGTAACTGCTAGTGTTGCTGAACGTAAAAACATTCATAAAGGTTTAGTATTTGCAATATCTGATTCTCTTGGACTATACCAAGGTATGGATAATGCACAATTAATGGGTGAGATTGAAAAATTCTATGGAGTTCAACAATACGCAAAAGATGAATTGCTTACTCCTGCAATATACAAGGCTCTTCCTGACGAATCAAAAAAGTTTCTTGACAAAGTATTCAATAAAGATGGTGGAGTTTTAAAATCCATTAAAAAAGTAGGCGGCGCTGTTCCTTGGAATCCTGCAAGATTAGGTTCTGACAATGCTGCTGCAACAATGGAACACCAATTAGTATTTGAATTAAAAACACCTGACCTTAGAGCCATACGTTCAGCAGTTTACAGCAGAAAAGGTGCTCAACTTAAATCACTTGGAGCAGTTTTTAATAACAAGTACTCTGAATCAATTGTAAGTACTTGGACTTTCTTAACTCTTGTACCACGTTTAGGTATTCGTTCTGCAATTGAAGAAATTGGCGTATTTGGCTTAGTTGCTACACCTAAACAATTGGTATCTTTAATTACTCGTGGATATAGAACAAGTCGTGCTAAGAATCGTTCTTTAAATGCTGATTCTAAGTTCTTTGACGCAAGAGGAGTAGGTTACCCTTCTCGCGCATTGTATTCTATGTTTCAACCAGGCGTAAGTAAGAAAATTGCAAAAAGTGTTGAAGAAGATGGCAGTATTGAGAACGTTACTAAGAATATGCAAATGGCTTACAGGTCTGGAATGACTGGTAAAGGTGTTCTTGGTAAAATACTTAAAACTAATGACGAACAAATTGAAAAAGACTTAGAAGATATTATATTATATGATATAGATTCAAGTGGATATAAAGAAACAACTATGACAGTAACTGGTGGTACCAGTTTAAATAACTTTGCTGACCAAGGATATACTACTTCATCAGAAGTTGGTAAAAGATATGGTAAGAATTTAGAATTCAGCGTTAACTATAATAAGTTTAAGAAACAATTCAACACTGAAGGTCCAGCAGTTGAAATGAAATTACAAGAAAATCCAGATTCTTATTATATGAGTTGGACAATTGAAGCGTACAAACGTACTGCTGGTCCAGGAACATCAAGAATTGCTATTAAATATATTAATGATTCCAAAAAAGCAATTGAAGAAATACGTAAAGAGTTAGATAACAACCCACAATTGTCAAGTGCTTTTACTAATAGTTTAAATAAAAACATTAGTAATACCGAATTAGCAACATCTATATACTTTTCTGCTCGTCAACCATTTCTCAATAAAGCAGGAGACGTTAACCCTGACCTAGTCAAACTTGTTTACAATAAAGTTGACAACAAAGACGTCTGGACTCCAGACATTGATACAAGTATGCTTCGCACAATGAACCAAAAAGATTTACCAGATACTGTCTTAAGTCAGAAATGGATTCCTGTTGCTGACGATATGGGTTCATTTATAAAAATAATGAACGAAAAAGGCTATAAGTGGATGGACCGTCAAATAACAACTTTGACTAGAGAGCCTATTTATTATGCTAACCTACATTACTATCGTAATCAGTTTAGACCACTTGAAAGACTTAAATTTTCTCAATTAATTGAAAAGGGTTTTTCTCCTAAGGAAGCAGATACTCTTGCAAGACAGTATGCTGCAAGAATATCATCAGACGCAGCAGCAAAAAGAACATTGGATTTTGTTGATAATCCTCTAGTTAGAACTAATCTTGCATTTGGATTACGTAACTTTGCTCGTTTTTATCG